GTCGAAAGAAGCGTTTACGAACCAAATCCAGATGGACATGGTGGACGCTACGTAAAGAAGACCATTAAGAAACGCCTAATTAATAAACAATATCTCATCGTTGGAAGAGGAGCTGCTAAATCTCTGTACGATTCCTGTATCCAATCGTATTTCCAAAATGTAGATACTACAACGACTCATCAGATCACAACTGCCCCGACAATGAAACAAGCAGAAGAAGTGATGGGTCCTATTCGTACAGCTATAACTCGATCAAGAGGTCCTCTGTTTAAATTTCTAACAGAAGGCTCATTACAAAATACCACTGGATCTAAAGCTAACCGAGTGAAGTTAGCCTCCACAAAGAAAGGTATTGAAAATTTCCTTACCGGTTCCTTGATAGAGATACGTCCGATGTCTGTTTCTAAACTTCAGGGATTAAGACCAAAAGTGGCCACTATTGACGAATGGCTTTCCGGAGATATACGAGAAGATGTTGTCGGTGCAATTGAGCAGGGTGCTTCTAAAGTTGATGATTATCTAATCATTGCGACTAGTTCAGAAGGTACGGTTCGTAATGGTAGCGGAGACACAATCAAAATGGAGTTGATGAACATTCTCAAAGGAGACTACATCAATCCACATGTTTCCATTTGGTGGTATAAACTCGATTCGATCGATGAAGTCTCTGATCCACGAATGTGGGTCAAGGCTAATCCCAATCTTGGAAAGACCGTCAGCTATGAAACTTACCAATTGGATGTTGAAAGAGCTGAAAAGGCTCCGGCTGCTAGAAATGATATTCTTGCCAAACGTTTTGGTCTTCCTATGGAGGGATATACTTACTTCTTTACTTATGAGGAGACATTGCCTCATAGAAAGAGAGATTATTGGCAAATGCCATGCGCTCTAGGAGCAGATCTTTCTCAAGGAGACGATTTCTGTTCGTTTACGTTTTTATTTCCATTATCAAATGGTTGCTTTGGTGTAAAAACTCGAAACTACATAACTTCTACCACATTAATGAAACTCCCTTCCGCTATGCGGGTTAAGTATGAACAGTTTATGGCGGAGGGTAGTTTGATTGTATTAGAAGGAACTGTTCTGGATATGATGGATGTTTATGACGATCTTGATAACCATATTGTAGAACGTGGTTATGATGTCCGCTGTTTCGGGTATGACCCGTATAATGCAAAAGAATTTGTCGAGAGATGGAAATCTGAAAACGGTCCGTTTGGTGTCGAAAAGGTTATACAGGGTGTAAAAACAGAATCCGTTCCTCTAGGAGAGTTAAAGAAACTTTCTGAGGAGCGGATGCTTTTATTTGATGAGGAACTTATGTCTTTTGCTATGGGTAACTGTATCACACTTGAAGACACTAACGGAAATCGTAAATTGTTTAAAAGACGATATGAGCATAAGATCGACGCTGTGGCTGCTATGATGGACGCTTATATCGCTTATAAAGCTAATAAAGATGCTTTTGAGTAAAAAAAAAAGGGGGTGGTTAGTATATGGATAATGAAATGATTCATTACGGCGTTCTAGGAATGAAATGGGGCGTTCGAAGAACTCCGGCTCAACTTGGCCACCTGACTAAAAAAGATAACAAATGGATTAAGAAAAATGCCGCAAAAATTACGGAGGAGGCCCGTAAGAAATCTTCGAAAGAATTAATGGAATATGCCAACGAGTTAATGAAAGACCCAAATGCTTTTAATAAATCCGGTAAACTCAGTGCGGCTACCATTAATTCTTATAACAAAAAAATGGCTTCTCTAATGAACGAACAAGTTTCCAACTTAACAACACCATCTGGCAAAGTTGTGCGATTTGTAGCCAAACGAGGAGAAGTTGGAGTTTTCATGGCTCTTGCTGATCAAGGATATAACATGAACCAACTAAAAAATGGGATCTATGAGTCAGGGAAAGTGGCATACAGAAAAACCGTAGTTGATAAGGTCTAAACAAAAAAAGGGGGGAGGGCGGTAATTCAAAATGGAGAATTCATTTACTTCCAGATTAAAACATGCTTGGAATGCTTTTTTTAACAAAGACCCCACCGATTATTTCAAAAATGTCGGAACTAGTTATACTTATCGTCCGGATAGACCGAGACTAACACGCGGAAATGAGCGTTCAATAGTAACTTCGGTATATAATCGGATTGCTTTAGACGCTTCTTCAGTTAGTATTCAGCATGTAAGACTTGACAAAAACAATCGTTTCCTATCCGTCATCGATTCTGGGTTAAACAACTGCCTTACCGTTGAAGCCAACCTTGATCAAACCGGAAGAGCATTTATTCAGGATATAGTTATGTCAATGTTGGATGAAGGAAGTGTAGCTATTGTTCCGGTTGACACAACCTTTAATCCCGAAATTACTGGTTCTTATGATATTCTCTCAATGCGAACTGGACAAATTTTAGAATGGTATCCGAGTCATGTTAAGGTTCGTGTTTATAATGAGAAAACAGGTCGTAAAGAAGATATTGTGTTACCGAAGAGTACAGTTGGTATTGTAGAAAATCCTCTATACGCCGTTATTAATGAACCAAATTCAACTATGCAGCGACTTATTCGTAAACTTAACCTTTTAGATGTTGTAGACGAACAAAGCAGCTCTGGTAAGTTGGATTTGATTATTCAATTACCATATATTATTAAGACCGAGGCAAGGCGTCAACAAGCCGAAAAACGGCGTCAAGATATAGTAGACCAATTAGCAGGTTCAAAATATGGTATTGCTTATACTGATGGCACAGAGCGTATTACGCAGTTGAATCGTCCAGTCGAAAACAATCTAATGAAACAGATTGAATACCTAACGAGTATGCTATACAGCCAGTTAGGAATCACTCAAAGCATTTTAGATGGTACGGCTGATGATAAGACAATGCTAAATTATTATAATCGTACTATTGAACCTATTCTTTCAGCCATCGTTGACGAAATGAAACGAAAGTTTCTAACTAAAACAGCTCGATCACAATTACAGTCGATTTTATTCTTCAGAGATCCGTTTAAGCTTGTTCCAGTTAACGAAATTTCTGAAATTGCTGACAAGTTTACTCGAAACGAGATAATGACGTCGAACGAAATTAGACAGATCATTGGGATGAAGCCGTCGGATGATCCGAGAGCAGACGAACTCAGGAATAAGAATCTAAATCAACCTAAGGATGATCAAACCGACCAATCAAATGATACGACTGAAGAAAAGATCGAGATGACAAATAATGAATTAAAGGAGGAAAAATCAAAATGAAGACATA